TTTCAAAATTTATTTTCTAGTTTAGATTTAGAAAAAGATGGTGTTATAAACGAGTTAGATTTAAAAGGTTTATCAGAAAAAGATCAACAATTATTTAATGCTAATTATAAAAAAATGATTGATGTTTTAACAGATATTGATGATGAAAATTTTAATTTAGATAGATCTAAAAATTTATTTGCAGAATATTTTACTGGTTTTGCAGAACAAAAATACAACAATGCTTTCACGGCTAACACACCACCCGAAGAAGGTGGTAATATTCAAATACGTCCTGGTGTTCGTTTTGAAAAAACAATAGTAGATAATAAAGTAAAAGAATTGCAAGGTGTTGTTGCAAATAAAAAAGGTATATGGATAGATTTTAATGGTACTGAATGGGCAGTAGCTACCCAAGCTTCGGAAGCCGCAAATAAAGGTTTACTTGGAATTGCAATGGGTTCTACTTCAGCAGATGGAATGTGTTTAAAAGGATTTGTCAAAACAGATGTAACTTCCTTAACACCTGGATCCCCTGCTTATATGAATACTAATGCTACAATTACTACTACAGTCCCCTCTACTAGTGGTAATTATGTTAGAATTATAGGATATGCTATTAATAGTAGTTCAATCTTTTTTAACCCCTCTAATGAATTTATAGAACTTGCATAATGTCCAATATTGAAAAAATATCTGGGATTAGCTTTACTAGTATTACATCTTTATCTGGAAAAGATGTAGCTGCTATTAGTAAAGTTGGGGGTATAGCTAAACCTTCGGGAGGCTCAGGAATTATAACTGATAATTTAGTTCAACATCTTGATGCGGGGGATGCCTCAAGTTATAATGGTAGTGGTACAACTTGGTCTGATATAAGTGGACAGGGAGTACATGCTACGCTTTATAACAGTCCAACATACTCTTCAACGGAAGGTGGGGGAAGTTTCTCTTTTGATGGTGTTAATGATTACGCTCTCTTTGATAACTCGGTGGTTGGACCCATTAGACCCTCTGAATCAGAACTTAATTCAGATGGATTTACTATACAGATTTGGCTTAAACAAGACATTGGCCAATCGGGTTTTTCCTGGACAAACGCATTAGCCGACGATAACGTATACCACGGATTGGTGGTAGCTTATGATAATAGAACCTCCAGTGGTGGCCGTATCGTATTCCATAAGATGGATGGCGACGGAGGTAGTGGAACTGCTTCACGTCGTAGCCGTGCTTATACTAATACGGGCAATATTAGTGGATGGAAATTAGTAACCTGGAGATTCGATAGTGCAAACCAAAGTGATTTTATCGGTTTCTTAAACAACACAAAATACACATCAGGAACTAATAGCGGATTTGGTAGTTCTGTAGCCTACGGTACTGGTAGAGATGGTACACTCGCGAGTCGCGCAATAGGCACTTCTGCTCAACGATTCTTTAAGCAAGAGATAGCTGTTGTTTTGTGTTATGATGTGGCTTTAACAGACCAACAAGTAACAGATAATTTTGATGCAACAAAAGCTAGATTTGGATATTAATGGAAAATTATACAATTATAAACGCAACTGACTTAAATACTGTAGACTTTATAACAGTAAAAACTTCATCTTCCCAAACATCACGTAAAAGTATTGATGAAAGTAAAGCAGTTATTAAATTTGATGGTGACTTACCTCCATCGTTACAAACCCTAATACCCACACCCACATTATATAGTTTTGAAGAAATTCAAACTATTATGAATACGGATGAATGGCAAACGTATAATGAACTTGATGATATATAAACATCAAAATAATTTGGTTTTTTAAATTAAAGTTTTTATATTAATTGTTATGTCTATACCTAAAGTAAAAGCA